TGATCCATCTGTCTCCTATCTGGAACTTCAGATGCTTGCCTTTCTTTGCCCTGATTGTACGTTCATCACCAAACTGGTGCGTAGCTGCATAGATAAGGTTGGTACCTACGGCAAGACCAGAACTGTCTGATTGTGCATGAATGGATGTGCTGAGAGCTCTTGTCTTGGTCAGTGTCTTTCCTCCACTTTTCTCGGCACGTATGGAACGCTTCCATTTTTTTCCGTCCGGGCTTTCTTCCGTCCGGAATCTTTCTAATGTAGATGTCCTCAATCCTTCGGCAATAGCATTCATCATCCCCGCTTTATCAATGTCAGACATATCTTTCAGCCTCTGTAGCAGCTGATCTGTTTCATCGTCCAACCGGACGCTTACTGATGACATCCCATCACCAACCTTTCATGTTTCCCCTCGAAAACAGTCTTGGTGAGTTTGACATTGAAAAGCCTATCCTGGCTGCATCCTCAGTATTGTTTTCGCTGACACCAATACTGATCCTGCCCTCTGCAACTTTGGTCAGAAAAGCAATGGCTGCATTATAACGGGTAAGGTATGTTTTTTCCCTGTCGTTTTCATCCACTCCTTTTCTTGAGACCATGTTGTAAAGTGCAATATCTTTTGCAAACTTATTGATCACCTGCGGTGTCTTCTCAAACGGCACCTTGTACCGCTTGGCGAGATAACCGTCAATCTCAGCATCGGCATCGGCGATCGCCTGTTCTACAATAGGCGTAATGGCTTGGATTCTTTCATCCTCATTCTCTATGTAGTTGTCGCCAATAATGACGTTTAACATATCCTCTTTCAGCATATCGAGGACTTCCGCTGCGGTACAATATGCCATTCAGATCACCTAGCCTTTCGAGCTTGTTGTTCCAGTGGAACCATATGCCATCTGCCAGAAACCATAACCTGCATTGGAACGTCCATCTGCTCCCCAGATGAATTGATCTTTCATGAATACAGTATCATCATTGTCATTCGTCTTGCTGGTAAGCTTAATAGGTTTTCTTTTCTGATAAATGATAGGTTTAAGTGCTTTCTGTGTTGCAAGCAGGAACCAGTAATCCGGCTGGTCTGCAAGTTCAGTCACAACCAGAAGCTCTGCTGTTCCTTTCAGAACATTTGTGGTTCCCTCAATCTGGTCGGCTTCCAGGATGAGTCTTCCCATCTTTTCATTCGCTGGCGAAACAACCAATAAATTTGGAACAATATTAAGGCTCTTTCCCTGATCGCCCAAAAGTCCCATCATGGCTGCACGTGCCTCAACATATGCATCTGTGGAGAGTTTTTCTGTTGTCATGTTGCTCACAGTCTGCTTTCCATCCTTTCCGGAAGCATGATCCTGTGCAAAAAATGGTTTCCCATCATAACAGTTTTCTTTAAATCCGGCTTTTAATGCATCAAAGACCAGAACATCCGGATGCTCTGCGGCTGCTTCACCAATGTTTGCAAACATTGGCGCATATACGCCATAAGTATCATCTTCAATATCATCTCTTGGTACAGCAACAGTCATTTCAAACTTCTTATTTCTAATAGCATAGTTGTAAGCTGAAAGTGACTGAATCTCTCTTTCTCCGATCCACTCTCGCATCTGCGGCATCTGTCCGAGCCATTTATAATCTGTACTTGCCGTTGTACTTGGTACAACAGTTGCAATCCTCTCATACTGAGTCTTTCTACCCTGAAATGCTTTGTTATATGCGGTTGAATAAGCTACATTCAACCCGTGTAAGTTCTGCTGGTTTACAATCATCTTGGTTACCCTCCTATAATGTCTCTACAATGACACCGTCGCCCTCGATTCCAAGGATGACACCTGCCTTGCTTGATCCTGTTGATGTGATCGTTACGGTCTGTGCATCAGACACATAACATGGTTTCATAACATCTGTTGCTTTAATGCTTCCATCATTATTCCAAACGAAAGCACCTCGTCTCACCTGCACCTCTACGGCTCCATCCTCTCCGCCTGTATTATCTACAGGCTTCATTGCACATCCTGCAATCATAAGGTTCTCAGCCTTCGATGCCTCGCTTGCATATCCGGCTGCGCTGATTGCAACCAGATGTCCTTCTGTGATACTCTCATCTGCTGCTACCGGAATAACAATGTCATTCCCGGAAAGTCTCTCATTTCCTGCTCTCATAATTTACTTTTCCTCCTGCTTATAATAATTTTTGTAGTCTTCCTCACTGATTCCCATGTTCTTGAGGATTTCCATGTCAAAATCCTCCGAATCTTTCTTATCAGGGGCATCTTTAAGATCCATTTTTTCCATATTGACGACTACCGGCGCTTTTTCCATGAAAGACTTAAAGCCCTTCTTGTCGCTTAAAGCATACTGTTTCGCCCATTCTGTCTGTGCTGCGGAAATCTTTCCATCTTTCAATGCCATGTTCACAAGTTCATCTGCCTCTTTCTCTGCCAGCTGGTTCTTTAATTCCAGCAGTTCAGCAGCAACATCTGTGTTTCCTGCTTTCAATGCCATGATGCTTGCAACAACATCCTCTGTTCTGGCGTCCTCATTAAGGCTTAAAAGTGAGAGCACTGTTGAATTAGCTACTACCTCATTTCCGTCTGTGGATGGTTTCTTTAATGCCTCGGTCAGTGCTTTTCTGACATCCTCAATGGTTGCTGTCTCCGGGAGACCAAGCAATGTGATAAGTTCTTTCAGTTCCATAAAGTCTTCTTCCTCCTTAAAATTATCTATATCTTCGGAATTTACGATAGGAAACATTCCGTCGATAGCTGGTGTGTTCGTAAGCGCTACGCTGTGCAGCTTCATTGCCTTTCTGTCCTTTTTGCGTACTAGTACAACCGGGGACAGATACCGGTATTCCTTATTTTTCAAATACTCCGCCGCTTTTTGTGTCCACTCTACCTTTGCGATCAGCGCATCTTCTCCTTTGTAGATGTCCTTGATCCAGCCGCCTGCCGGAGCCTGTATATCCTGCAGTGTCTGGTGTTCATAATCGATCACAAGATCCAGCTTCCGTTCTTTGAAATGGCTGCGTATCATCTCAACACTCTCATCATCCACCTGAAAGTCACCCTTCTGCGAATGAACCATTCCAAGCGGCAGGATTTTTATCTCGTTTGGCACACCATCCACCGTAACCGGTTCGGACGCACATGCCAGATATCTTCCTTTCAAGCTATCATCTCCTTTTTATTTACCTTTCTGATAGCGTTATAACGCGTTATAACGCACATTAATCTTTTTCTTCGACTTTTCTATCACATAAGCAGATTTTTGTCTTAAATCCAAAAATACGTTTTCGGGAACTATTTCTCTATATCTTTGTTCTCACGCTTCTTAAATTCTTTTTTTAAAGACGGATCAAAACCACTAAGATCCGGTTTCCACGCACTCTTTGCCGGGTTATTGGAAAAACCTTTATCCGGAAATCTGTATTTTATCTCGCCAGTCGAAAAATCAATGTCATACGGTGCCCTTTTACTTACTTCCACACCTGACCTCTCCACCTGTGCTTTTGTCATGCTCACTACAGAGCATCTGCAGCGGAATCCGTTTGGCGGATACCAGATGTCCCATATTGGATCATCTGCGCGGTATATGCGTCCTTCCATCATCGCATGTGTTTCCCGAACCTGTCCGTCTCCTGCCGTCGTATACTTCCAGTATGGTCTGAGTTTCATTGTTGTTGGATCAGTCATGCTCTTGTAATGTCCTGCATTATATGCAGTCTGCATATTTGTCCGGAATATCACATCTGCTTTAAAAGGATTTAAGCCAGTGTAACCATTGCGCTGCAGGAAGTCGTTCATGTTATCCATGAAGTCTTTCTTTGTTTTTCCCTGCTCACATGCGTCAGAAAGTTCATTGAGAAATGTCTGAAGTACTTCCATGCTCGTGTACCCGGATACCGTGAACGCTTTCGCTCTG